TTTCGTATGGAATCTCAACTTGTACACTTTCAAACGGTTTGTTGTAACGTGTTTTCATTACTTTACACGCTGCACGAATACCATGTACTTGTGATGTTTTGTTACCGTCTGCGTCTACTTTTAGTTTAAGTTTCTTCATAGCAACAACCATAGAGCTTGCATACACAAAGCCTGAACCACCTGAGATCTTGTCATCTGGATCAAACATATCTTGCGATGCGTATGTGTGGTTAGTAACAACCATACCTACATTATATGAACCAAACATGTTTACACAGTTAGTAACAAGTGCTTTTAGTGCCTTTGCCTTACGACCAAAGTCACCTTTCATATCACCTTTTTGGAACTGGTCCATTTCAGTTGGTGACATAAGCATACCAAGCGAGTCAACTACAAACAAAACTTTTGGACGTTCTTCTTCGTTCATCGCTTTGTAGTCTTCCATAAACGTACTAACAGTTTTAGCAACATCGTCAATCATTGCCATGTTAAGTTTAAGAAGTTTGTCTTCACTTGTATCTACTTGCAATGCTTGTAGCCATGTTTCGTCAAGTGCGTTTTCACTGTCAATCAGTACAACAAAAATGCCTTGCTGCTGTGCGTACTTAACAATGTTACCACTTACAATGTACGACTTGCCTGCGCCAGATTCGCCTGCGAACACTGACACTTTACCTAGAGGAATACCTTTTTGAAAGTCTCCACTTAGTAAGTAGTTGAGTGCAAAGTTGCCTGTACTAATCCAATCAGTTGGATCGTTAAAGCCTGCACTCATACCCGTAATAGATTTTGTCAACGAATTACGAAACTTCGTTGGATCGAATGACTTATTTGCCATGTATATCTCCTATTAAATGAATGAAGTAAAAGGGTTGCTGTGTAATAAAGCAACCCTTTTTAGTTGCTATTAACCTTGACGTGAACGGATCATTGCAAGGATGTCTTGCGCTCCGCCAGCTGCTGGTTCTGCTGCTGGTTCTGCTGCTGGTGTAGCAGGTTCTTGCCATCCAGTATCGGTTGTAGTTTCAGCTACTGGTGCAGGTGCAGGTGCTGGTGCTGCTGGAGCACTTTGACTTGTAGCAGTTGCTTGTGGGCTTGCTGCTTTTTGCGGATCGCCTGTACGTGCAGCCATACCACTTGGACGGAAGTAGTTACTCCAACGTTCTGCATCATATGCTTCGCCGTCTACTGACGCTTCAAACATTTCTGTTAGAATCTTAACACCAGCTTCATCTGGTTTTTTAGGAAGGAAGTCGTTGAGATTAAACAGTCCATGTGTATTTACTGCTCCCATCTCTGCATCACCTAGCGGGCGATCTCGACGTGCCCAGTTACTTGCACCATAATCAGCATAGCCGCCTTTGGAACCTTTTGAAAGACGGAAGTCTACACCAGCAGTATAATCTGTTGGAAGTTCTTCCATATCTGGGTCCATCAGTGCTGCTTTAATAAGTTGGAAGATTTGTGGACCAATAATAAAGCGTCGAATAGGATTCTCTGGCAAATCTTCCTTTAGTGGATCTTCAGTTACAAACCCTTGGAAGATATAACTACGTTTTTTCCAATACTTACGACCCATGTCTTCAAGACTTGCGTCTTTAAACCAACCACGTACTTCTTGTAGGATTGGACATGACTCTCCGTACATTTCCATACACGGAACTTGTACCTGTACGGGGCGTGAATCTGTTTCGCCCTTAACTCCTGCAAAAGGAAGTTTGATCATCAAACGTTCTTTCCAAAAGAAAGTATTGTCTTGATCGCCATCTGGCAAAAAACGAATAGTTGCCTGTTCGCCTTCTTTCATGTTCCAAAATGGGTAAATCGCATTGTCACCGCCTGATGTACGGTTGCCGCTTGCGCCAGCTTCTTGTTCTTTGAGCTTTGCTCGAATTTCTGCTAATGATGCCATAGTGCCTTTTCTCCTATATGTTATGCCTATGTTAGAACAACCTATGTTGCTCTTGTGCCTTTAACGTGTAGCACAGTTTATATACTACACGTTTAGTTATGACTTGTCAACTAAAAAATGCCAAGTCTTTAAAGAGTTAGCTGATTATTTTAAACCAGCTAACTCTTGTATTCTTGTAAAATCTGCCATCTTGCGAGCCTGATATTTTTCATATACTTGACCTAGACGTTCTATGAACTGACTTGCTGGCTTGATATATCTATCACCATATGATTTTTCAACCATTGTTAACACAGCAGTTTCGCCTTTTGGAAATACGCCTTGTTGCCTATCGTAGTAACTTAGTATAAACTCGCCCAATGGTGTTTTTTGCTCTTTTTCTAGTTTTATCTTTTCGCCATCTGGTCCGTCGATTTCGTCGCCTTTGGTGTTGCCATTCATTTTAGCTTGACGTACAGCATTTGCGTATGCATTGCCTTCGTCTGTTTCTTGTTCGCCTTCTACTTGCGCACTAAAGTTATCTGCAAACTGTCCTAACAATTTATCAAATGCTGCATCAATTTGAGATTCATATGCTGCACCACCAATGCCACGTGTGCCGCCACTTGGACTTGCACCAATATCTACTGTGGGTGCTAACTTGTAAATAAATCCACCTTGCACAGGGCGTATTGTATAGTCTTCACCTTTTTCAAACTGTTTTTTAACCTGTCCAGGTTGTGCGGCTAGGGTTTCTTCAGCGGCTTGAATTGCTTGTGCTGGCGTATCGTAAACTTGTGGTCTTGCTTGCGGACGTATACTAGTTTTTGGAGCGGCCGGTTTTGCTTGCGGACGCATATTTGATGGATCCATTTCCATGTCGCCACGTGGCGGATACACATCTGCTTCTGCAATCAAATCATCAAAGTCCATTTCGTTTGCTTGTGTTGCTTCACCAACTAGTTTATAAATGTATGGAAATACATCCTTCAAATCTTCATTAAACTGTTTGATAGTAAGTTGATCAATCCAGTTACTAGCAACATCAGCAGGAACTTCAGATTCTTCTATAACTACAAATTCTTCAAGTGCTTCTTTGTACATTGTAGGTTTTTGTAATGTTTGTATTCTTTTCTTAACTGTAGTAATACGTTCGTTTACTGTACCCATGTGCTCTGCTAGGCTTTCTGCCATTACACTACTGCGACCCATATAAGTTTTGAACTTGCGGAGATTTGAAAGTTCTTCACTTAGGCTTGTAATGTGTTTACCAAAGTCATCATATGGATGTCCGCCTTCACTAACGTGAATAGCCATTGCTCTTGCACCACTAAGATGTTTAAACGGATATTTAAATCTTTCACCTTGTGCATTTTCAATAAAAAGAGATCCTATCTTTTTATTTCTACTTTCGCCTTCATTAATATCACCTGTATGTTTTATTGAAAGTTTAGCACTTCCAAACTTTTGAAAGCTGGTTTTGTGAGTGCCATACATTTTTGACTCTGCCATTTGTGTTTCTCCGCGATTTACTGCCATGCTTGCATAATCTCTTTTTGTAAAGTTAGTTCTGTTAATGTCTCTAACTTCAAAATTTAATAAACGTTTTTTTGAAAACATTCTCATTTGTTTTAAAAAGTTATACCACTCTTTGGTTTCTTCAGCACCAACTTCTTCTGTAAAGTCTTTGTTATACATTATAGTTACACCAGACTTTTCATCTAGTGAAACACTTACTTTACCTACATTAGTGTCTCTGCTTTTAAAATCAAACTCATAAAATCTTGCAAGACTAGGAGCACTTGTTACATTTCCTTCTGCATCACCGGTGGTAACGCTGGAATAACGTCCTCTAATCTCATTAAAAAGTTGTTCTGCTATTGTATCTAAATTTCTCATTGCATACTATTTATCAATAACTGCTACTAACAAAGATCGGCATTGGCATTTCATAATCCTCATCTGCTTCAATCTGATTAAATGTTTCGTACACTGTCGGATCCCAATCTTTCATCACACTCATAATTCTTAATGTTAATAATAAACTACTGACTAGATCGTCGTGGTGTCCGGGCTTTGCCTGAAAACTACTACCGGATGCAATAAATGCTTTTAGTTCACTAATCAAGGCTTTACTGTTTACAGTGAGTTTGTCATTCTCGACCATTGTTTTAAGTCTAGCACATGCTGTTGTTTTGCTGCTGTGTGTAGTGTTAAATCCTTTACGAAACTTTCTTACGTGTCCTTTTTTCATAGGCTCACTTATAAACAACCCCGGTATGTTTTCTTCGCCAAAGTCATTAATAACAAGCAAACATGCTTCACCTATGCCGTTATTTTCTACACTCCAATATATATTGTTAGTAGCTCTTGTTTCGCTCTCGATATATTTGCATACATCAGCAAGTACTCTAACTTGTCCTGGTATAGCAGTAAGATTGTGTTGCCACTCTCCAACTTGTTCATATCCAGGAAGTTCAATGATTTGTATTGCAGCATAATCTCCACCGGTGCCCATGCTAGGATCAAGTGCTACTACATAAGATTTTTTTGGACTAGGTTTTTTATACCAACGCACTTGCCCCATATTAATGATAGGATTACACCCTGTCATTGTTGCTAGTTTAATGCTATGAATAAGAGTTTCATCAAAGATTAAAAACTCACAACCGTATTCACGTCTAAACTTTTCCTCGCCGATCCGTCCTATTTCTTCTTTTTTCCACTTTTCGTCTCTGTCTGGATGTTCGTGCCACTCGGCAATAAAACTGTGAAATCCGTTTATTCCTACATCTTGTTCGTTGCCATATTCGTCAAACTTTTGTTCTGCTTGTTTCCAAATAGTAGCAAACGTATCTTCGTCACTGTTAGGAGTGCTAGTAATAATAGCTCTACCACCTGTTGCCAGTGTAGGTGATATCGAAGTCCAAAACTCTTCAGCAATGTTAGGTTGTACGAATGCAAACTCGTCACAGTATAGCAGCGAGATACTCATACCACGTCCTGTATTACCTGTAGTTGTTTGACTTACAATACGACTTCCGTTTTCAAACTCTATACTACCTTTGTTGTAACTTGTAACACCTGCTCTAATATGATCTGGACAAGTTTCATACACAAAGCGTATGCGTGACATAATCTCTTGCGCACCTGTATACTTGTGAGCAGCAACAAGAATAGTTTGATCTGGATTAAACATAGCATACCATGCTAAGTAAATAGCAGCACATGTTGTCTTACCAGTTTGTCTTGGCATCATATTAATATTAAATCGATAGTTATGATAACTGTGCATTAATCCTAATTGATATTCATAAGGATCAAAGATTAATTTACCCAGTTTTGGATGCTGAATATACGCAAACTTGCGGGCAAAATGTAAATATCCTGTATCCGGATCCATGCAAGCTAGTAAGTCTGCAATTTGCTCTTCAGTAAATGTTTCTTTTCTATTCGCCTTTTTGATTAAGACGCCGTCTAATGATGCTGCCATATAATATTTATTCAAAAAAATAGCGCCCGAAGGCGCTATTGAGTTGGGGGAATATTTTGTTAATCTTCAGCTTTTGCTTTTTTCATTAGCATTTGTACAATCTCTTTATTCAACGCTGACTTCTTGATAACGTCTGCCATGTTGTTAGCAGCAAACCCACTGCCGCCAAACTCAGCTAATACTTCGCCAAGTCTTGAAAGTGCATTTGACATCATTAAACTAGTATCATCAGTTCCTTTCATGTTTGAACTCATGTCCATCATTTTGCGTCCAAGATTGTTGATGTCTTTGTGCTTGTTTTCAAAGTTGCTAGGCACATCATATTCTGCTACTTCTTCATCTTCATCTTCGCCGTCACGTTGTGCAATAGCTTGACTCATTGGTTCTGTTTTGTTGCCGTCTTTGTCTAAATCAGGAAAGTCTGGTTTTGTACCTTTTGATGCTTGTTTTTCAGCAAGTGCTTTTGTAAGCATTGCATGAATACTTTCTCTGGTATTCATTGGATTATCACCGCCTGCTGTTGCTGGATATGATCCTTTTTCTTTGTGTAAATCGTCGCCGCTTGGAATCATGTCACTTACATCGCCTGCATTCGATCTCATATATTCATCATCAGGTTCTGTAGTAGCATCGCCAAAGTCGCCATCATAATCTTCTTCTTCACTTGAAATCATTTTGATAGTATCTGACATAGATGGTTCTTCAGGTCCTTTCGATCCGCATCCGCCCATTGGCTGACTTGGTCCGTGCATTTTACCACATATCGGACATACGCCGTCATCTTGGTTAATATCGGTATCGTCGACTACTTTAGCATCTGCTCCTGCTAGTTGCATAATACGCATTAGTTCAGAAACTTCTGCTGCACTTTCGCCATTTACACTAATATTCATATTAGCTTCGTTTACTTTTTTCATATTAGTCTCCTGACTGTTCTTTACGAGCTGTCTCTAATTCTTTTAGTAGGTTCATTACTCTATCTTCACCAACTGATTCTTGTGCGCTTTCGCCTCCTAGTTCTTCAACTGTTAGCTTTGCAACGTATACGTCAGATGAAGTTTCTTCTTGATATAACTCTTGCGGCTCATTTGGATTACGTACAATAATATGACTTTGTTTAACACCGCAACATTGTCCAATGTACTCTTGAAGCACTTGTACTGTTGTTGGGTATGTACAACTTATTTCAAAGTATGTAGCTTCGCAATTTTCTAACTGTGGAAAATCTAATGGGCGCTCTTGTATCGGTGTTTTCTTACCAGCTGCAATCTGAGAGCATCCGTATTTTTGTAAACTGGTTTCAAGCATATCTTCAAAGTTTTCAGGTAGCTCACCAGCTACACCAATCTTAAATTCATATGTTTTTTTACTTTCAGTTAAATAATCAGCAAAGTTTTTCATTATTGTATCCTACATTATGTTACTATTTATCATTCTTCATGTCTTTTAACTTCTCTAAAAGACTATTACGATCTGAAACAACATAACCTTCACCGTTGACTATGCCGCCTTCGCCTCCTGGATTAGTGTCTCTGTCCATTTTTTCTTTTTTAAGTTGCAAGTCGATCATTTTTAGTTTCTTATCCATTTTTGCGACTTTAGCATCTAAACTTGTTTTCAACATTCCGCCAGCAACTTCAAATACTCTACTTGCATAACGACTTTCGACATTCATACCTAAGTCCATTAAATCATCATATGCTTCTAATGCACGTGATGCAATGTCTTCAAGTTCGTCATCTGCTTTTTGTCCAAGACCTTTTACAGCTGGTAATGCACTTGCAATCTTGTCAAACTCTGCTATATCGCGAAAAGTATCCTCTTGCTGAACAACAGCTTGCTTTTGTGCTTCTTGTTTGATATCTTCGTTGTCTGGAAGATTCAACATTTCCTCAAGTTTTTTTGTCATAATAGTTTTCCATTATATGCTACTATTATTTATCAAACAGTCGGTTGATAATTAAAATATTCTATTTCGTCGGCAAATCTATTAGATACTAGTTTAATAAACTCAGCAGTCATAAAGTCTTTTTTATTATATATTCCTACATGCACATTTCTTTCTAAAGGAATATAACAGTTAGACCATTTTTGTATTTTTTTAAAATCAGTGGATAATGTTTCATTTGAAAAAATATGTTCTACATCTTTTATATATTTTAATTGAGAGGTAACTCCGTTCATATTATTATCTAGACTATATTCAAGATAATATATTATTCCTTTGTTCCAAACTTCGAGCATTTTATTATAGTAATCAACTTTATAATTTTTTCTCAAACGTTGATCGCATTTAACTTTTTGAAAAACATACAAACTTATCAATCGATTAAACGTATTTCTTGTTATTGTAAAACTAGTGTCATACTGTTCTTGAATACTATCTAAAAACAAATGATCATTTCGAATAAATTGAAAACTAGAGTCTTTTAAATTTTTATACCACCATCTATAAACACTTGCTCCGCCAGTTTTAGGAATATGTACAAAAGCTACTTTCATTTTCTCTTACCTTGATGGAAAATATCTCCTTCGTTGACAACTCTAAATATCATTCCTTTTTGTTTACAATACGCTTTAGCGGCGCCCCACTTGGCTTGATTGACTACATAATGCAACTTGTTTACTTTACTATTTCCTAGTTGCTCTTTGAATGTATGATTTGCTGGTTTAACTTCAATAATTTCAACATGTTGTTTGCCTGTACGATCATTGTATACTAAAAAGAAGTCTGGAACATATATAGTATATTTTCCACTCAGTGGATTTCTATAAGGAATACGAACTGCTTCACTTGCCCACTTTGTTATATTTTCATTTGTATCACACATACGCATAAAAGCAAACTCCCAACTACTTCTATAAGTAGGAGTTCTACCGCCTATGTATTTTTCAGGGTTTTTTAATGTATACTTGCCTTGTGCAAAACGTGACATTATAATATAACATTTCTATTTTCGTATGTTACAACTTGATAATCACTTGTGTAGCCGAGAGCACTTACTTTGCTTCTATTGTTATTTAAAATAGCAGCTACTAGCTGACTGAGTTTTACTTCGTCTAATCCTTTTAAACTATCCAACAATTCAAATATATTTTTATTTTCAGATTTGGCTTGTTGTAACAGTACTGTAGTTATAGCAATAGCTGCACTTTCTTCAAACTTTCTTTTTTTAAAAAATCCCAACACACTATCAACTTCATTACTTGTGATCGATATTGATTTTGAAAAGTATCTATCAAAAAATGATTTTACTTCTGTTGCACTGTCCGTTGATTTATTAATACTTTTATCAGTTATACTACTCATTTAACCACCTATAATATCTTCAAGAATACTAGTAAATGCTGCACCTTGTAATGTTGGATCTACTCTGTAGTTATCAACAACTGCTTGTTGCAGTTGAGATTGCTGAACTGTGTTTAAGTTATCAAACAACTGTCCATTATCATTAAAAGAGTTTGCCGATCCTTGTGCTATTGCATAGTTTCGAAGTGCATTTCTAGCCAAGTCTCTTTGTTTAATAGTGCTAGTTCTCAACTCTCTCTCAGATATTTTTGGTTCTAACGCTGCATCAAGAAATGCTGTAGTTATAGCTGTTTGAGTTGAGTTTGTTGGAAAAAATGCATTGTTGTTGAACGGAACTCTATTATTTGTTGTAACTGGAGTAGTTGAAAATGTTGATCTTAGATTGCGTTGTTGTTCGCTATTAAAATCAGTTATTCCTATTGCTTCTAAAAATATATCAGTGAATACTTTTTTCCAACCTTCGTCTACTCCGGTTGTTTTGTTATCCGTTGACTCTGTACTAGTACTACTATATGGACTAGGTGATCTATCATAGTGTGCATTGTCTGCAAACCCTGCTGGCTCATCTAATCCTGTATATCCTCTATCATACAGTACAGTTTCATAATCAACACGCATGGTGTTTTTCATTACGCCTGACCCATCTGATTGATCTACTCTATCATGTTGCCATTCTCCTATGAGAGGATTCACAAGTGTAAAACTAGTAAAATGACTATCAGTGTTTTGATGATGAAGTTGGTGTATAGTTATGCTGTTAAAAAATGGATATGTTTTGCCTGCTCTGTTAAAACCATGTCTATAAGTATTTTGAGGCTCACTATCGTATAAGCCAGTTTGATATGCACGTGGACGAGTTCCTTGATCGGCATAGTTGCCGTCTTCATAATAATATCTATAATAGGCTTCCCATAGCAGTGTTGTTAGACCTGCTGCATCGTCATGAAATTCAATATTAACAGGATTGTAGTTTATTCTTGTTTGAACTACTTTTTTTCTATTGTATTGATTCATAGTTTCTGTATTAATAGTATATGTTGGCAAGTCAGCAGCTGATGCTAGTATATTAAACTCACGTTTGTTTAATAAGTTGCTAACATTGTTACCAAGTGATTGTAACGCTATTGGGTTTACATCTATTACAACATGATATAGGAATTTAACTTTAGGCGATAATCTAAAGTTATTGCGTCGATACAAGTTTGCAGCATGAGTAAAATCACCCATTATACCTTTGTTGGTATCAAAATTGCTAAAGTTATCAAAGTTTCTATTTAACGGCATAAAGTATTTATCTTATATTTAAACAGCGCACATAACAAATAAGGAGCCCAATGGGCTCCTTAGAAGTCAAGCAATCTCTTAAATGTTATTAAAGAGCGGCAGCGCCTGTGGCACCTGTGCCTGTTTCAGTATTTCGATCTTGGAAGTTGTTAGGCGTTCCAACACCTACATTAAGTTGTACAGCGTTGTCGTATTGAATATTAAGAGCTACTGTCATTGCATCATTTGCTGAGTAACTCATTGATCCGTAGTCAACACTTGTTAAATAGCAACCATACAGTTCCCAAGTTTCAAGTACAGCTGGAGTATTGGCGCCGTTGCCGCCGTCTAGTACTTCAATGCGTTGTGTAAACTTGTAGTCTTGTCCTGTAGCAGCACTAGACTGTTCAAAGAAATCAAACTGTTTCTGTAGTTGCTCGCCTACTGAACGTTGTACGTTTCCGTTAACATCGTCACGTAAATTCATTGTAACTGCTTGCCATTCGTGCTTGCCAGCCATATAAATTTTACTATTGTACACATCAATCGGTATTTGTTGGAATGATATGTTTGGACGGGTTGCATCAATAACCTGTTTTGTTAATTCAGTTGTGTTGCCGGTAATACCGAAGTTTTCCAATGTTACACGGAAACGGTATTGTAGTTTCGGCATTAGCAGACCCTGACTGCTTGCACTAGTATCGTTTGCTAACGGTACTGTTAAATTTAATAGAGTTGAGATTGCCATCTATGTTTCTCCTTATCACATGTATTTATCATTTGTAGGGGGATTTTATTTTCCCCCTACTTTAATGACTTATAACCCTGCGATTTCTCCTGTGTTTTTGATACGCAACGGTATGTAGATAAACTCTACTGCTTTGACTGGTTCAATAGCAATATCTACGTACAACTCGTTTCTATCAATTCTCGCTGGTGTGTTGTTTGATTCGTCACACACAACTAAGAAGTCATATAGAGCTCTTAGTCCCACTAGTTCAACCATTAAACTTTCTACCTGTGCTTTGATTTCATCACGTGTGATTTTATCATTTGGTTCAAATAGATATGGTTTTGTTAACTGATTCAACTGACTACGTAAGTACACTACAAGTCTTGCAACGTTGACTCTATCAAGAGCACTTGCATTTCTTGCACGAGTTTTTTGTCCAAATACAACTAGCCCAGCACCTGTTAAGAATGTGATAGGGTTGACGTTGTTTTGATACAATGTATCTCGTTGTCCTTCGTTTAGTGCTGATGCAACAAACTCGCCTTCGCCGTTGATGTAACCTGTTGAAGTTGCATTTGTAACTCCACCACGTCTTGTACCTGCTGGTGCAAACCATGGATACGCAACTTGGTCATTTAGTGCGAAAGTACGTAGTACCATATGACTTGACGGAACAACTACATTGTTGCCTGCATTATCACTAGTAAATCCACTTGGGTAATAAACACCCATGTACTCATCTCTACTTACAAGTCCGTTATCATTATCTTCAACAACTGTATTAACGTTGGTTGCCCATTCGTTAAGAGAAGTTGCATCTGGTGTTAAACGGAAAGGTGAATCACCGATAACAAATGCTGTTAGGCCTCTGTCATAGTTTAGTGTAATCATTTCTCCGATTAGCTCTGGATAACCTGGTGTTGCCATTAAGTTAAAGATGCGTGATTCGTTGTCGCGAATGTCCTGGTTTTCGTTTAGCATTGCTTGTAGTTTTTGTACTACAACTTTACGCTGTGCCTTACGTCCAAAACTACCTGAGCCATCTGCTTCATTAGCTGATTCAGTAACCCAACGATGCGGATAATATGCTGACATTGACTCGTCACCAAAACGTTCATTGTCTGCTGCTAAGTCTACATAGTTACGCTCAAAACGCTTAACATTAAAGCCACTTCTACGTAGATTCCAAAGTATCATGCCTTTTGGATATAGTGCTGGATCTGGACAATCTACATCTACAAAGTTACTAGTAATCAGATTAGCAATAGTACCTGCTGTACTACTGTTTGCACCTGCTGTGTTGTAACGTGCATCTGCAAATAGTACACCATTTTCAGTTGTTTGATCTGTTGTATCTAGTTCAACCCAACTGTTTAGTGTATTGTTCCAACGATAGATTCTTGGAAAGTTTTCAAGATCTGCTGTACTAATCCAAATATCGCCTGTTACAAGATTGCCACCGTCTGAACGATCTCCGTCTACTGGTTCACTTGCAGCAACAATCGGACCTTCTGGGTCTGGAGCATTTGCAGGTGTAGCATCGTAATATGGTGAATCGCTGTTTAAGTATCCAACCCATTTATCGCCATCATGTACCATGATATCAACTTCGTCAACTACACTGTTATACCATAATGCGCCGTCTGCTGCAAGAGCAGTTGGAGCATCATTACTTGCTGTATAAGTTAGTTCTTTCCAAAGTGTCGCAATGTATGCGTTTGACAATCCAGTTGGCGAATCGTAAAAGTTTGCAGTTCCTGATTTTGTTGAGTAGTTCCAAGCAGTAAATGCATCTGTTAATGGAGTATTTGCACCATCTACAAATCTAATGTCGCCGCCGATTGCATGTGTTATTACAACTCTGTTGCTTGAATCGACACTAGCAGTAACATTAACTAATCCTGCCGCGTTAATAGCTGCTGCCATTAAATCTGCATCTGATGTTGCACCTGTTGCAGTGAATGCAATATTTACTACTGTACTTAATGTTGCACTTCCTTTTACAGTCTCTTGAATAGTAAAATCGTTGCCGCCTGATGTAAATGTAGTACTATCAACTACACTACTAGTAATAGTTGTTGCACCTGTAGCATTACGCTTGTAAAGAGTGAAGTTGGCTAGATTTGTTGCACTTTCTGTAACATTTGCCATTGCATAAACATTAAGCGATGTTAGATTTGCACCACCACCTGTTTTATCTAATCCAACTAGTGCTGCCGAGTTTGAAGTATATATTGGTGTGCTTACTGCATCCCATAGTTCAGTTGAACCATTCCATACTTTTGTTTTCCAATCTGCGCCACTGTTTGGTGTAGTTGTTTTAACCCATACACTTCCTGTTGGACGAGATACAGAGTCTGCTGTTTTCCATTCTGGAACGCTTGTGTGAGCTGTTGCTTGATGTGCTGGAGGATAATATGTTCCAGCAGCAATACCTGCATCAGTTAGTGGTGTTCCTGTACCGTTACCAAGAACAATGTTTGAATGTGTTGCGCCAGTATTTTTAAATACTAATCTATTATCTACTGCCTCTGCTGTGATTCCAACTGCACCCAGTGCTATATTAATATCACTTACAGCTGAAGCAAGGCTAGTTCCTGTTAACGTAACTGTTACACTAAGACCTTCTGCAGATCCAATAGTGATAGTATCATTTACTGTAAATGTTGGAGTACCTGCTGTACCGGTTACTGAAGGCCAACTGCCTTTCCAATCTGCACTACCAACCTGTACCCAAGTACCTGAAGTATTTTTATACCATGTGCGGATAATAGTTGAAACTGCTACAACTGCGTAGTCGCCAATTGCGCCAACTGCACCTTTTGGAGCAAACGGAGATGATCCTGTAGTTTGTGTTGTATCAGTAATAACAGTTGGTGTTTTGTTAGTAAATGTTTGACCAACTTTGTTAGTTGCTGATTCAGCACTGCCGTTCCATTCAAAAACACCAAACTTTGTTACTTGAGTATCTAACCAGTAAGTTCCATTTGCCGGGTTTGCAGTTGTTGGCGTTGAACTAGCTGATATTGCTGTAAGGTCAATATCTGCTCTTACTACATACGCTCTGTTGCTTACGCCTAAATATGAATATGCTGCCTGTAACCCGTATTCATTTTGTTCTCCGCCATGAATAGGATTGTTGTTAGCATCTGTATAAAATGTAGGATCACCAAACGTATCTACTAGATCTCGCTGCGATGTTAGTAGGTATGGTTTACCTGCATTGGCTTTTTGAGTTCCTGGTGCAACACCAGTTCCTGCGCCGTTTAGTTTATTTTCGCCTGTTGCGACAAATATTATAGGTACTGTGCCCGGTTCTGCTGGAGTGTAAAAACTCTCATCAATAACGCTGACCTCTACACCTGGTGAAGTTAATGCCATTTTAAATTTCTCCTGTAAAGTGTTTCACTTACAACTATTTAGCAGATCGCCGGAGAAAAAGGCGGTTTTTAGGGGTTAAGTACGTATATAACTCATAAGTTCACCTACATTAAAATATAAATCGTCAAGACTTCCGTTGTTGTCAATAGTAAAATCAGCCATCCATTGTTCAAGGCTCATACTATTTCTACGTTCAGGAGGTAAGTAATCACTACGATCAACCCATATACAATAGTCGAACACACCTGTGTTTTTCATAGCGTGAAATTCTTTTTTATTTCGAAGCCCACAATAGATATCATAGGCTGCAAACATCTCTCTACCTAGAGTCGCTGCATCAGGAACATTATAATCGCAGATAGCATCATACCATTCTGCTCGGTGATTATGCCTGTCAGCGTAACACTGTTCTTCATTATCATATCCATACTTGTCCTTTAACTGATCGTAAATAAACAACTTGGAGCAAAACTGACTACTGCTCTCAAAACTATAACCATACGTATCTCTTAATATTTCGCACACAGTATCTTTACCGTGTCGGCCGTGGCCAATAACTAGTAACTTTTTCTTCATAAGTTTAATATAGCATATTATTTAGACTTTGTCAATATCCATTTTGAAAAAAGATCTGCCCAATCAATGTGTGCTTGTTCGAGAGGATGGTCTGATTCTTTTCCACGTTTGTATTTGTTTTTTGTTGCCCAGTTATGAAATCCAAGGCCATCTTCTTTGTGTACATTATTAGGAAGATCCAATCTTGCGATCATGTCTTGTAAAAACACATTGTCTTGATTTAATAACTCTGGTTCTATATCTTTAAATGCCGACGTAAAAAAATATTTAATATTATGATTCTCAAGCCAGTTTGTTAAATATTCAAGTTGCTGTAGTGGATAATATACATGGTTATCGTGCGTGTCACGTCTAGCATAAAACTCTACGTGTGTTCGTGTTAAATGTTCTGACGCCCACATTTGTCTTCTACTGTACAACATTTCATTTGAATAACCTCTAGTCTTACCGTCTCCGTCTGAAGGCAATGAAGTTAAAAATCTATCTTCGTGAGTTTTTATTTTTCTACCTGCAGGATATATACTAGGATATTCTCTGCGTAAAATACTTGTCCACATTACAACTACAACAATGTCTTCTGGTTTGTGTATTTTTAAATGGCGGCGAGTTTGATATATTACACGTCTAACTATACTGCCGTAATCTGCACCTGGCACAGCAGTATTATCAACTGTTGCATTGGGAAACATTTTTTCTTGAAGCAAGTTTGGCCATGCAGTATAGCTTATCTCGTAGCATATTCCTTTATGAATACGATCCCAACTTTCGTCTGCAAGTTCAGAGCCTGCTGTAAAACTACAACCTCCTGCTATTACTTTTTTGATATTAGTAAATCTGTTATCCAATTAAAAATCCGTAGCCAACACCACCTGCAACAGACATAGCTAAGTCGTTGTCAAGTTTTTCCATTTCTTGTTGAGCTTCGGCTTTAAGTGAATCACCGTTAAGTGTAGTGCCGCCACCAGGGCCAGCAATAGTAGCAAACTTACTACGTGCTTCACCTAACATATATTTACAGTTAGCAAGAGTATATTCCTTAATCCATTGAAATGCTTTGTAGTCTTTGTACAACTCAAAGTCAGGTCTATGATTATAACAATACAGCAATACTTCTTCCTCAGCTCTTGGTCTTGTTAATATAGTTAGTTTTTTTGTACTAGTGTTCCAAACAAATTCGATAAAACTACCGAACATTCTTCCTACTAGTTCTTGTTGTTGAGCAAAGAAATCGTATGTAGCAAGTCCGCCTATGCCGCTACCTGCCAACAAGTATGTGTTTGTATAAGCAAGGTTAAACGGTTCAAATGTTGTTCCGCCACTGTTGCCACCAAGTCTACTTCCTACACTACGTCTATGAACTTTACGTACCTCGATTATTTCATTAGGTAGTGTATATGCATTTACATCTTCGGTTAGTGCAAGAGTAATATAACTTTCTTCAACGCTGTTTTCGCTGCGTTGTCTATATCGTGCAGTTGCTTTTCCTAGTGCAGTTTCGTAGTGTATAGGATCTAGTTCTACATCTACCATTCCGCCACCTAGAAAGGCATTTACGTAATCAAATATTTCTTGTTTCTGTGTTGTAAGTTCGGCCATAGTTTGTCTCCACTAGTATTTATGCTAAATATACATATGCCAAGACTTAGTTTATACAGACCCGAGAAAACAAAAGATTATTCCTTCCTAGATGGTATTGTCTACGAACAGTTTACCGTTGGAGGGACTGATTTTAATATTCACAAGTATCTTGGTCCAAAGACCACATTGGCAGATGATGCAACAGTTGAACAGCCTGTATATGATGTTGTAAAAGAAACAAACATACAAGATTTATTATTTCTTGAAAACAGAGACAGAAAGTATGATGCTGATATATACACAATCAGAGGTCATTACAACTTGCAAGATCAAGACTTTGATTTGAGTCAGTTTGGATTGTTTTTACAAAACGATACATTGTTTATGACTATACATATTAATAGTAGTGTAAAAACACTAGGTAGAAAAATAATGCCAGGTGATGTAATAGAACTGCCGCACATGAAAGATGAATATGCTGCAAATGATTACAACATTGCACTAAAACGATTTTATGTAATAGACGAAGTTACTAGAGCAGCAGAAGGATTTAGTCAAACTTGGTATCCGCACTTGTATAGATTACGTGCAAAACAAATACTAGATTCACAAGAATACAAAGACATACTAGATCTTCCAGCAGAAGAAGGTAGTGCAAATACGCTTAGAGATGTACTTAGTACTTACGAAAAAGAAATGCAAATAAATGAAGCTATTATAGCGCAAGCAGAAGTTGATGTTCCTCTTAGTGGATATTCTACTATACAGTTCTACACACTACAACTGTCTGATTCAGGCGAAATTGAAATTGTAAGTACTGACTATGACAGTTTATTAGCTGATGATCAGATAACAGCTGACACTGTTTTTGTTACACCTGATGGAAATGGATATCAAGGATATTTAGTTGGCGATGGTATTCCTCCAAATGGAGCACCATACGGACAAGGTATTGGGTTTCCAGGTGCACCTGAAAATGGAGACTATTTTTTAAGAATTGATTTATCTCCTAATAGATTGTTTAGATATGACGGAAATAGCTGGCGCAAAATAGAAGATGCAGTAAGAACCACACTCACACAAACAAGTGGTCGCGATACTCTAAAAGGCACGTTTATAAACAACACAACAGTAAATAGTATTAGCGGAGAAGAGGTTGTTGAAAGACAGGCTCTAAGTAAAGCTCTTAGAGCAAAGGCAGGTGACTAATGCAATACTTTTATGATGGACAAATACGTAGATACATTACACAGATTGTAAGAGCATTTAGTAACTTTAGCTATCGTGACGGCGACGGTGATATCAAAGTAGTTCCGGTATTGTACGGAGATATTACAAGACAAGTTGGCAGTATTATTAGAGAAAACAGTGATAACAAACTACCAAGTGCTCCTCGAATGGGTGTGTATATTACTAGTTTGCAAATGGACAGATCGCGATTGAGTGATAGTAGTTATGTTAGTAAAATCAATCTTAGAGAAAAACAGTTTGATGAAAACACTAGTAGTTATATAGCACAACAAGCCAAGGGATATACAGTCGAACGATTGCATCCAACTCCTTACACACTGAGTGTTAATGTTGACGTATGGTCAACTAGTACTGATCAAAAACTACAAATACTTGAACAAATTTTTATGTTATTTAATCCAGACTTAGAGTTTCAAACATCTGACAACTATGTAGATTGGACTAGTTTAAGTGCATTGTATTTAGAAGATATTAACTTTAGTAGTAGAACTATTCCTGTAGGAACGCAAGATGACATTGATGTTGCTACACTAGGATTTACAGCACCAATATACATTTCGCCACCTAGTAAAGTTAAAAAACTAGGCATTATAACAGATATTATCACAGGTGTTTACAGTCAAGATGCTGGCACTATTAGTTTAGAAGGGTTTAATCCTCCTACTACATCGGATCAGGGTGTTGCAAGTGGTGTTACTGTATTACCAGATGGTACTGTTGTTAATGCAGGAAATGTTGGTATTACATCTACCTCAAGTGTAAGTAACACAGGATTAGATTTAAGCAATCCACTAGTTGTAAGTTATAGAGATTTTGATAT